AGTCTAATAGCGGTCAAAGCGTCTTTGCCAAAATTCGTGTCTTTAAAGGAGTCGTATGCGGGATCTTGCTCGACCCTAAATGCTTTGGCGGCATCACCAAGAATGATCTCTACGGCTTGCCCTCTAATGTCGCTCCAGTCTTTAGAAAGCTGCTGATTCTTTGCTTTAAAGCTACCATCTATAAAATCAAGCATTTGCAATCTTTTCTTGAAGGCATAGCTTTCTCCCATCAATCTGAGATCTTTTCTGCCCTGCCGTGTGGCATCGTAGCCAGTATATTTACCGCCCAGCCACGCAGCGTCGTCATGCTCAAATGACCCTATTTTTACATAGGTTGGTAGGCCCGAATCAGTGTTTGTGCCATGATAGCGAGACATTACGCTTCCATAGCTAGGCCAATTAGAGGTTGTTCCAGCGCCAAAGTTAGCTTCGCCTGTAACCACCCAATGCACAGCGCTCGCATGGTTCTGGTCTCTGTGGCCAAAAGCCCTTGGAATTACAATCTTATCTGCTCTTTTTGCCAGCTCTTTAAATAATCCTCCCAATTCTATCCCTACAACATTGGTTTTAATTGAGCCAGTCGTAGATCTTCTTTCGACGGGAGCAAAAGGAATAGGATTAAATGTCTCTATATGTGTAGCGCCTCCACCTAGAAATATAAATAAAACGGCCTTTTCGTCGTCTTTTATATCTTGAGCATAACTAGCTGTAATATTTCCCGTAGTTACGCACGCCCCACCAAAAATGCTTGCACCATATTTGATAAAATCTCTTCTTTTCATATGTTTCTCCGTTAACCCGGAGCTTCGTAAAATCCTATATTGAAGCCCGGACGTGTACAGGTCTTTATCGTCTCTTCCATACCCTTCTTTTTTAATTCCTTCTCTATATGTATACACATATTTTCGTCAGTTCCCGGCCAGTTGTTTTTGCGAAAATGACACAAATACTTACATTTCCAATGATTTCTTGTGGGATCTAAGGGTTTGGGATCATTGTTTTGTGTGATTTGTTCTACCCTGTTTTTTAGCATTTCTAAGAACCTAGTTTCGTCCTCCGGCCCAAAACACAGGCTAAACGGCTGAGGGTCTGGATCTCCATCTTTGTTTTTGTAAAAGAATATACTCATAATCCTATTAGGGAATTCTGGATACAGCTTGGATATGGCATAGAAATATAGCAACAATTGCGCGTCATTTTCTAGTTTTTTATAGTCTTTTACTTCTCCCGTAGCCCAATCCATGCGACGGCCAGTTTTCCAGTCAATAACTTCTATAGTATCTTCGTTAACTAGGGTTACTAGGTCAATTGTGCCTTTAATTGCTAACTGCCCTTTTACCTTTTCTCCATTGATTTCATGCTCAAATTTAGCCCATTCTTCTTCTATAGGTATATCAAAATGAGGTTCTGGATGGTGAACATTCCTATTTCTAGGGTCGAATTGCCCATCATTATGCCGTATAAATGTAAATACAGTTTCAGCTACAGACTTTCTGTCTGCTGGATGGAATTTATGTTTGGAGTCTTTAGCATAGCAATCTATTGCGATATCGCACAATTCTTTGACAAAATCATCCGTATACAATTTATCCTTGTGTACCCTAATCTTACCTGCGGCATCATCTTCTAGGACAAGATATTTTTTTCTTGAGTTATCTTGTTGAAACTTTTTAAGGCCCGCCAGAATTTCCATGACTTTATGAGCCATAGTTCCAAGCTCTGCCTTTTTGCCGCTATCTGATCTATGGCCAAGCACATACGTGATAAAATATTGCATTTGGCAATAGTCATAGTTGTTGTAGCTCGAACTTCTAACATATGTTACTAACATAAAGTTCCTTTATATCGATTGATAGAAATTTTTAACTTTACTCATCATCTCGTCTATGCTAATGTTTGCGTTATCTATATAGTCGGAAAATTCATAATTATCTAATGCTTTCTCGCTGTCATGTTCATCCTCACAAATCTGTCTTGTCAGTCTAATTACTGTGCCTCCAGCAGATTCTATGGCTTTCACCTCATTCTCAAATCTGACATCAGATATTATTGCTAATTCGGACTGCTCTGTATTCATTAAGTTTATACAACTTTCTACCCATATAGGCTCATAAATTTCGCGCATGATGTCCGTACCAAAATATTGCATGAATTCTCGCGCAGTCATCGGGCCATAACCCTTTTTAGTAGTGACATGCCCCGGCATCTTTTCCCATACTAAATGTTTCTGTTTCTGGTTCTTTTGTTCGTCAGTACCAAAAACACACTCTTTAGGAATATTAAACAGTTTTACACATATCCATTTAAGATGATCTGCAAAGCTATATAATTTTACATATGGCCACATGCTATGTTCAGCGTAACTTACAAAGTCCTCATCATTTCTTGTTACGTCAAATTCACCCCAGCCTTCTTCGCCATTAGCGTTTGTAGTTAATACTAAAAGCTTACCGTTAGCATCAATATTAAAATCAATAATCATATTATGCTGCTTCAGGACGAGCCCATGCAATATATTAGCCGTGGTATTTTTACCACTTTGTTTTTTACCAGCAATTCCTATAATTTTCATTAATAGTATCCTTTTAAATTTGTTAAAATATCTTCTTTAATTTTTTGTACGCTACAATCGCCTAAATCCTTAGTAGACATGCTTGGGAAAATCAGTTTAAACATTCTATTCATTTCTCTTTTGATTTTAATTTTAGACTCTCTTCCGGCTTGATCGTTGTCAGTCAGAATTATAAGAGTCGTTACTCCGCTTTTAAGCAATAGTTTGCGCTGTTGCTTTGATATATCCTTGCCAAACAATCCTACAGCATTTTCAACACCGCTTTCCCATAGTCTCCATACATCGCCTTGCCCCTCTACTAAAAACATGCATTTTGTTTCTTGAGCCTTTTGTAAAGCTTTATCATAATTGTATAGGTATTTTCTTTTCTTAAACCCGTCTGAAAAAAGATACTTTGGCTCAATCCAATTTTTTGTGGAACGAGCTATGAACCCAACCACGCTCTGATTGTATTCAACGGGTATTATTGATCTATGTCTCATAATCAGCGAATCGCTGTCGTTAACATTAAAATATTTTAACGTCTCTCTTCTAAATCCTCGACTTTCAAAATAAGGAGAACCGTTCAACATTCTTCCGGGGAACGGTCCTATAAAAATAAAATCGCTATCGGATGGAGGCTTCCTTTTTTTTGGTTTAAATGTATCTACTAATTTCTTAAATTCCTGTCTTTCGTCGTCTGTTTTTACTTTGTGTTCGGTGCTACGTTTGGCCCCGCTTACATTGTAAACTTGACAAACATATTTTAACACTTCCGAAAAGCTATCTGTGTTTAAACAGCCAGCTACAAAACCAAAAATATCTGTACTAGAATTATCGTGACAACCACGAGTCCAACACCTCCAGACTTGCCTGCCTATAGAAATAGACAATCCATTTGGATTGTCACTACCTTCATGAATAGGACATGCCATAAATATATTATCTCCATCTTGACTGTATTCCAACTCGAAACTATCAAGAAGCTTAAATATATCTTCAAATATTATATCTTTTACTTTGTTTAAATCTAAGGCGGTTGTTGTCATAGCTTTTTTTCAAATATTCTTGCGGTACAAAAACATCCATCTCCACATACTATACATGGTATGCTGCCATCATAAAATCCTTCTGCGTCCATCAATGCATAAAATCCGTTTGCTAACAGCGTTTTTTCAGCAGGACATTCGCCATTTAATATCCAAGCATAGGATTTAACAGTGTCGCACCCCTCTGCCTTTAAATGTTCTAACCTTGTTTTCACAAGCTGCGTCCCAATACCTCGCCCTCTGTAGTCTGGATGCACCGCAGAACATCTCAAAACACATTCGTTTTCTTGTTTTGTTATTGATGCATAAGCTATAACTTTGGGCGCTTCTTCGTACTCTGCTGTAACTGCTATCCAGCTTTTATTATTTGGTCCTAACTGGCTTTTAAAATAACCATCGCCCATAGCTGTCTCTACAATATCTACAGCGTCCATCATCATACGTAAATTAACTCTATTGTCTGCGACAGTCAGTATTTCGTAATTCATATTTTCTCTATCGTTTGGTCATAGTGTGTTCTATTAACACGGACAAATTTTGCAGTTTTAGAAAAGTCTTTTAGACATGTAGCCCCTGTATAGGCACAGGCGCTTCTTATTCCACCGGCAATATCTTGAATTATATTGTTTACTGGCCCTTTATACGGCATAGTTAAAACACGACCTTCACTTGATCTGTAGTTACGTAAGCTGTCTCCATGTATTTGCTGTGCTTTTTCTGAAGACATGCCATAGAACGTCAGGTGCGTTTTATATTCTTGGCCTTCGTCGTCTACATCAAGTTCCCACTCTCCTTCACACTCTTCTGATCCAGCAATCATACCGCCTAGCATAACGAAGTCTGCACCGGCAGCATACGCCTTTGTTATATCTGCGGCGTATCGACAGCCGCCATCAGCACAAATTAAACCAAGGCGACCAGCGCCAGACCGTATGCCGTGAGCTGCATGTGAACACTCTGCAATTGCTGAAAGTTGTGGGTAGCCAACCCCAGCTTTTAACCTCGTTGTGCAAGCAGAACCCGGACCAATACCAATTTTTACAATATCTACACCGCCGTGAAGAATTAATTCTGACACCATATCCGGTGTGCATACATTACCAGCCATCATAATAGACTCTGGGAAGTCTTGCCTCACAGACGCGCACCAGTCGGTAAATCTTTCCGTATACCCGTTTGCTATATCTATACAGATATTTGGCGCATGACCTAGATTTTGAGCTATTTTATTTATCTTAGGCAGCTCATTCAAATCCATCCCAATACTTATCCAGACATGTTTTTCTATGTTGTAATATTTAAAATAATCTGCGATAGTATCTGCGTCATAATGTTTGTGTAAACATGTTATCGCTCCGTACTTAGATAATGCTGTCCCCATTTGAAAAGTACCTGTAGTATCCATGTTCGCAGCCATTAGCGGTAAGCCATGCCAATCTTTTGGAGAATGGTAAAACTTAAATTTTCTGCTTAGTTCAACTTGTTGCCTACTCGAAATCGTCGATCTTTGTGGAACGAGTAAGACATCATCAAAGTCTAGTTTAATTTCGTTATCTATGTTCATCTTCTTCCTCTATATCAAATGGAACTTCAGAGCCTTCTATACCCCCGTTATCAGGGGAAGACCTAAATTCGTCCCTTGTCCTAAGTTCAGTAAGTTTTGCATGACTGCCTGTTAAATCTAGGTTAATATAGTTGCCATCTAGTAGCCCAGCCCCATGACGAGCTTTTAAAGTAACTAGTTTTCTATTACCTGCGTTTGGACCATCCTCTGCCAGTTCTTCTGGAGATTTTTGCTTAAATATCGAAAACGATGTGCATAGCCAAATTAATCTGTCTGAACCGCTGGCAACAGACGTGTCTTCTCTAGTTATACCATCGCGGTTCAACTGTATAAAGGACAGGCAGGGAAAATCGTACTTGACCGCCAGATTGTGCAGGTTTGTGATTTGAAAGCCGAGTGCTTGATACTCTTGGATATTTTTTGAGATTGACCCGGAGGACATTAGCTTAAGATAGTCATAGACAACTAGGCAGTCGTTTGTTTTACCTGTTTCGTCTTGTCCTACTTCTCTAAGAATCCATCTTTTAATGGTGTTTATAATCGTTTCAAATGGCGCTCCCGCTACGCAAACATACGTGTATGGCAGATCCTTAATTTGCTCGGCAGCTTCTTTGACCTTAATATATTTTTCAGGATCTTCGGCAAACTGGCCTGTAGAAACTTCACCAATAGGAACCCCACTAATATGGGCAATGATCCTATGTAGATGATCTTCCCTGCTCATTTCCGTATCCAGCATCAACACTGGTATACCTTTTTGCGCGTTGTGTAGAGCTACATTATCAGCGAAAACAGACTTGCCCACACCGGGGCGAGCAGAAACAAGATCAACACACTTTCTACGAAGGCCGCCACCAATGACAGCATCAAATCTCGGAAAACCACTAGACAATCCTATCTGATCACATTTATTTTCGATTAAAAACTCAATATACTCATCTATATCGTCGCCTAACATCTCTGGCTTATCACTAGTTTCATCATCTCTAAGGAAATCCATTAGAGGTGTCTCTACTAGGTTTATAATTTCATCAATCGACTCGTCGCCGTTGATTGAGTCAATATCTTTTTCAATGCTCTTTGCTATCTTCTTTGCGCTTCTAGCAAATTCAAATTTTTTAATCTGTGTAGCAAAGTGAAGAATGTTTCCCTTCTTAACAGGATAATTCATCAACGAATCTATATAATCTAATTCGTCTCTAGTCTTTACAACTTCTGACAAGTTCAACTGTTCTGCGGCAGAAAGCAGAGACGCGATATCAATCTCTGCATCTGACTCTAGAACTTTTTCTATGCATTTATATATGACTTGGTTGTTCTTGTTAGCAAAGCTGTTATGTGTAACAAAATCAGATATCTCAACATAAACTTCAAACCCATGGGCAAATAGACATGCTAGTAACGCACGTTCTGCGCCCATATCTGACAAACGCGAATCCATATTACCTTCCTGTGCAACGATTACATCTTACAAATTCACCATAAATTAGACTTTCATTCATAGCAAAACTTTTGCCACAAATGTGACATTCAACATCTCTTTTTTTAGGTTTACCCCTTCTCCTTGGGGTTCGACTTTGAGACATTTTGTCGTAGTCGTCAATGTTCTTGTCTTCTCCTGTATCTTGCCAATTATTTTTTCTAAACTTCACTGGAGATTTCCTTGTGTTTTCATCTTGGTTTCTATTAACTGTAAAGTCCTCGTTTACACGGCGAGGATCTGAGGAAACCGATTCCTCTGTTGTTTCTACTGGCGCATCTGTCACAAGCTCTTTCATTAAACCTGCAACAAGCTTTGCTTTCTGTTCTTCTGTTAATGACTCTAACAACGTTTTTACAATATCGTCACTCATTTTCTCTTTCCTTTTTCGATTAGGATATCTGCCTTGCGGCGTACATTGTATTCTCTGCTTTTAACATTTTCCAACCTGCCTTCTGCCGTCATCTTCCATTCGTTAATTTTATTTGCAAGCTCATCATTTCTCAGAATCGTTGCTACTTTAGTGTCATGTTTGGCATACTGATCCCACACCCCAGAATTTAACGCTTCAGAGATAATACTCTGTAAAGAATTTTTACACCACCTAATTACATTTTCACAATGCGCTCGTTCATTTGAGACATGATCTGCAAACTGATAAAGCTGATAAGCGAAATTAAAACATTCATCCTGCGTCAACTTTTCCATTTGTTCCAAAGTTAAAGTTTCTGCAAGTGCAAATTCTGGATTAAATTTTGTAACTACGACGTTCTTTGCTGTTATATACGAATCTATGCCATCTAAGAACTGCTTCAATCTATCTGCGGCGTTCAAGTTGTTCCCTCCAATATTCTTGAGAACTATCGTGTCTCAATACAACTAGCTCTATATCATTAATACTACACCATTCGGCCTTGTCTCGATCTCTAGCTTGTGATTGTAAAAACCCAGCCCTGCTTTTATGGAAAAACGGCGTATACTTAAAATGTTGCTCCCCATGAACCTCTACTGCTATACTAGCATTAGGTATGAAAAAATCCAAATACAAAACAGATTTTTTTGAAGGTTTTACAGAACCCGGAAGCTTAACTTCTTCTAATATATTATAACCGAGAAATATGTTATGAATGATATCCCTCGCCTGAATGTGATAGAATGATTGTCTAGATCTATCGTTTTTCATGTATTTTTTTAGATCTAAATTATATTGTCTTCCGTTTAATCCTGTTACCTTCATATGAAAATCTCTCTAATTTGTTCATAGATAAAATCACATATCTGCGGATTGTCTTCAAGAAACTTGACTACCTTTTCCATACCTTGAAACTTAAAAGCTTTTTCAGGATCTTCTACTTCATTCTCTAGCATCCAGCTTTTAATTACAGGATCATCTTGGTTGTCTACACAGGTTGCCATCGTATACCAAGCGCCACTTCTGTTTATCATAGCGAACTGACTGGCTATTTGGGCTATCTCCTGAGCCTCATCAATACCGACTCCGTATCTAATCCAGCTTTCAGCAGTAGTATTGGGTATACCGCCAGCCGCGCTAGTTTTTATCACCCAGTTAGCCACTTGTCCTACGTGGTTGCCAGAGTCTTTTGGAACTTCCCATTTACCGCGATGTGTAATAACCATATTGGTTCCTGCTTGATATTGCAACATATTGCCGCAATCAGCCATTTTACTGGGAGCCCACCTACTACCACCTGTATTAGCTATATTGTGGGTGATGAAGATAACAATACATTTATTTCGGGCTACATCGCCACTGATGCGCTTAAAAAACATAGATAGCAATCTTGGTAAGGCGTTGCGTACCCCTGTCCTGATATCCCCGTCTAGCTCGTCTTGAGGGACCATGTTAGAAGTAGAATCTACTATGGCCACAAGATCAGGGGTGTTTTTAATTAGAGTCTCTAGACTGTTTAAATAGTCTTCAGCGGAGACAAGTGGTTTCGCGTCGGTAGCTTGGACTATTTTTATTTTATTTGCGTCTAAGCCTTTAATACCTCTAAAGTTTTCTTTGGTAAGTCTACCTTCTGTATTAAGATAGAAGACATTCTTACCTTTCTTCTGAGCTTTGGCTGCAAAATAAAGCGCTGTAGTCGTCTTGCCAGTCTTAGGATCTCCTGTCATTACAACGCAGCTACCTTCTCTCAGGCCGCCTCCGGTTGCTATATCTAACGCAGGAGATATGCCAATAGTCTCAAAGTTTTCTAAAGTAGCTAGAACATCGTTGCCAGATTGAATAATGTTCCCGTATTTCTTATTAATACTATTACTTACTAAATCATCTTCAAAGCTACTCGTCGTTTTTTTCTTCTTTGCCATTTTCAAATTTCCTCAAACTTTTCAAATTGTTTTTCTTCCTACCATACCTTTTCTTACGCTGCGTAGCATCTTTAAAGGTTTTTATTTCTTGTTTGGAGTTAGACTCTTCATTTAATAATAGCTGATACTTGCTGACTATACCAGCAGCTTTTGGATGTTTTAAAGAAAAAATATTAGCCTTGTCCCACTCTTTAGAGCTGACGGCGCGAACCAAAGCTATTTCGCTGTGCTTTTTTATAAAACGGTTAGCTAGTGTCATCTGGTGTAGGAAGAATGGCTTCCAAGCTTTATTGCTCCAAAATTTAAATGGGAGTGAGCCTTGATTTTTAAACTGCGCTTTTCTTTGACACATAATTTCTGCTACGTATGCTGCGCATGTACAATACTCTCCGGTGCTTTCATGTCTATACTTACTTTTTTCGGTTCTCTTTCTTTTCTTTGTCATCGCTTTGATTGGCTCCATTGTAAATAAGAGCTTCTGAGAAACAGTCTTCAATTTCATCTGCATATTCCTTTTCTGAAACTAGCTCTGGCACTAGCCACATTTTTTTATGGACTTTATTGTCTTTCAATATACCTACTGTAAAGTAGTGTTTTGAGTCTGCTCCCATTTGCCCCAAGATAGATCTAACGAAATACACACCTTCTGTATCCTTTACATCTATTTTAACCTCATGAGACCTAAATTGCAAGCTAAATTCTTCTAAAAATATTTTTTTTGCATCACATACGGCTTTAACACTCTTCCACGCTTTAGGATCGTCAGAATAAATCTCTTTACCATCGGTTAATTTAACCTTGAGCCAGATAGCAGACTTGTTTTGTCGATATTTTTTTAAAAATTCTGCGTTATTCATCGTTTGACCTTCTTATACTTACGGTACAACCCCTAGTCTTAGACGTACCCTTGTTAAAAACGGGCCGTTTCTCATCGGAAAGCGTGGCCGCATTTTCTGTCATGATTGTAGATCCTCGTTCGTTTCTGGCAAATTGATCATACAGCAACGAGCCCTTTGATTTTTGCGCTGTATCTAGGTACTTGTTAACTGTTGATTTAGCCCTGTCTAAATCCTTACAAAGATCGTCTACGGATCTTTCTGAATGATTATCAATATAAAACTTTTCCGCTTTACTTAATGGTCCTTTTTTAGTCATTTAAATATCCCCTTTGAGCCTTGGTCATGTAAATAGAATTGTTAGTAGTTAAATACATTACATAAAAATCAAAAGTGCTTTTAGAGACTTTTTTGATTTTTGTATCAATATACTTTTCTCTACTTCCATATGTTCCCATCGGATCGTATGGAGCGTTTTGAAAAGTTCTAATATGGAAGGAATGAGGCTTGTCGTTTCTGTAAGTTATTTTAGCGAATATCTTTTTATTGTCAACGTCCTCTGTGACAACGCCATTTTTATCAAAATACATCTCTGTAAGGGTGTATTCTTTACTTTTATTTATTACAAAAGAATTCATTTCTTTCCCTCCATTATATACTTAGCCTTCTGTTTGTTGGTCATTTTATTTATTTCGGATGTAGTAGCAGAAGCGTGTTCGTGATACCAAGGTTTCTGCTCTACTGGTTTCGACTCATTTTTCTTGTGTTGCGATTCTTGTATTTTGCTTTTATTTGCACTCGCGTTCTTATCCGCTAAACCTCCTATTGTATTAGTGTTTTTTACAAACGCATACGCGCCACCAGTAATAATTCTTCTTAACCCGTTCTCGTTGCAGCTTGGGCAAGTGACTAGTGGATCGTCTTGTACTTTTTGTTGTACATCCTGAAGTATATGCTCGCAGTATGTACACTCGTAATCATATAACATAAAACCCTCTCTATTTATCTGGTAATCTTGGTGGAGGTAATGGCATAATCTCCCATGTGTCCGACTGATTAGAAAGAGAGCCTCCACCTTCTTCAGCACCCTCGCTACCGTCACCTTCTGTACCTTCTCCTTGGCCGTCTCCTTGTTTGCCGTTTCCATTTTTCTTAAGTCTGAACGGCTTACCTCCACTCTGTTTCGACCCCTCCTTTAGAGTTTCTTTAAGCTCTTTTGAATACTCTACGTCTATCATTGTTGGGGGCCAACCACCATTGGTTATCTTGTACATGATGTATATTTTATTCTCGTCAAGATTTATAGCATGGCCATATACAATGACATCATCTGGCAAAGTTTTAACTATAGGTTTGCCAGCGTATAAAGTTATTAACCAGAAGCTTATAAGTGAAGCGCAGACCACTGAAATAACTAACCCAGTCCTTAGTACAATATCTTGTGGTCTTATAACGATGGCGCAACAAGCAATAATGGCTATCGCTAAATTCAATATAAATGGAATCATTCTAAAAATCCTTCCAGTAATTCCTGTCTTATTTCCAAATCTTTTACATTACCATCTTCGTCTATATAAAAGGCACAGATGGGGACTTCTTCGTTATGAATAACCTTTACGGTTTTGCTGAAGATGTGTTTAAAAGGTCGAGACTTTTGAAATTCTACAGTTACCAAGACTGGCTCGACATCAGGAGGAACCCTGTAGCCATGTAAAGAGAACATATACTCTCCATCCTTGATGGTTTCTATAGTCATAGTTTCTCTAGCTTTTATTAGCTCCACACCTTCAACAAGGCCGTAATTTCTGGACGTGTTGTCATTATGAAGTATGAATACGTCGTTTTCTCTACTAGTAAATCCTGTCACTGATTGTGGGTTATCAACTCTTAAAGCCCAAGTATCAATGTCTGCGTCATTCTCTGCGGGCCAGCTTACATTTAATATAAACTCAGCCGTTGGGGGTGGCGCTGGTTCTTCCTTCTTTTTAGTTATTGGATTGTACAAAAGGATCATGCAAACCAATAGGATGAGAACCATGTCTAAGAAACATATTGGGATTCTCATTCATCTTCCCTCAAAAATATGACATACGTATAAATAAACAAACTACAAATTATGCCCACAATAGTTGTGTTTAGTACAGTTGCCATACCATTCGTAATTAATTTATGTTTAAGTTCCTCGTCCTCTACAGCGCCGAGCGATGCGAACAAAAAACTCATACCAATAACTGTACCCAACAGTCCAAGCATCTGGGCTATGTTAGACATGTCATTCATCTTTTTCATGTGATATGACTGCTTCATGATCTGACGAAAACAAAACAGGGACGCTGTAAAAGCCAAGATCAATATGGCATAACAGATAAATGTAACATCTGCTTTAGCCATAGAGCTAAAAGCTCCAAAAGCAAACTCTGTTCCCAGTAGAGCGACAAGCCCAACGCTGGTGATAGACAGCCATTTTAAAAAGTTTGTGGATAAAGATTTCATTTAATTCTCCAATGCATTAAGCACGTCTCCTATAATTCCGTTTCTTTGTATATCTTCAAATGTCAATTTACAATTGCCAACCCCATCTATGTTCTCAAGTTTGTTCATAACATACGCTAATCCACTGTGACCCCTAAGATCTGTTTGATTAGTATCTCCGTTAATTAAAACTTTTGAGTTTTGACCCATCCTTGTAATAAACATTTTTATTTGGTCGATGGTGCAGTTTTGTGCTTCATCTAGTATCATATATGAATCATGAAAGGTAGCCCCTCTCATCATCTCTAATGGCTTAAATTCTATTTGCCTGTTGTTTGCATAGTATCCATAAAGCGCCCTACCTAGAAAATGCTTTATGTTCTCTTGCATCGGCAGTAAGTATGGTGCAATTTTTTCTCCAAGCTCTCCCGGTAATGATCCAATATCTTTACCTGCGCAAACTAGAGGTCGTGTTACAATAATCCTCTCAATCCTACCCTCATGCAAGTGGTGGGATGCTATACCAGCCGCTATATAAGATTTGCCAGAACCAGAAGGTCCAGAGCAAAATATAATATCATTTTCAATTATGTCTATAATATATTCTTTTTGATTCGGTGTTTGAGCTTCTAATATTTCTAGTCGCTGTTGATTATTCTTTTTGTTGCGTTTATTATGTTTCATATCGTACCCTTGAAAGGTTGTTTATAGGTCGGCCTCCTTAACGAATATACCATCCATCATTTTGCCCTTCCTGTTTTTTATATCGTTCCATGCGCTATTTAGACATTCAGCCAAAATAACTCCATTTCTTTCAGCGATATTTAACATGACAACCAGCATATCCCCAATGTCATCTTTAATATCTTTACCCTTACACACACTATCTGAAAGCTCCCCAAGCTCTTGAGATAATTTTAAAACTTGATCTTTATCTGTGCTTCCTTCGATTAAATTTCTGTCATAGTGCCATCCTATCACATTGTCGATGAGTGCGTATAAATCTTTTTTGTCCGCATTTAGTGGCACAAGATGACAACAGAGATGTTCTTGTTCTTGTTTGCCATGTCTTGCGAGCAATTGATTCATTCTGGCTGTTTGGTCGTGGTTACAACATTTCATAGTTCCATATCTCCAAAATCCATGTCTTCTAAGTCATTTTTACTCGCACCTATTTTGTAACTGGTTATCTCGTGTTCCTGTGGTGCGACCTGCACAGATTCACTACTCATCCAAGGGCCAGTCCACCCTGCTATTGGGTTCTTACCAACATTATCATAGGGCAGTCCAATAGCTTTCCTTCTGGACATACACAGCCAATCAATATATTGGTGTAGAACAATTTCGTTCAATCCAATAATTGAGCCGTCTTTAAATAAGTATGACGCCCATTCTTTTTCTTCTTGCGCCGCACTTTCAAACATCTCAACAGCAGCGTCTTGGCACTGCTCTGCTACTTTTACAAAACCTTCTGACTCTTCTCTCTGTAAAATTTTAAGAATCTCTTGCGTATTTGCTAGGTGAAGCGCTTCATCACGTTTAATTAATTTAATTATGTCTGCGTTACCGACCATCTTTTTATTTTCAGCAAACGCAAAGCTGCATACAAAACTTACGTAAAATCTAACAGCTTCTAAAATGTTGATACTCATAATGGTCATGTATATTTGCTTCTTGAGGCTGGCTATCTTCCCCGGCTCACAAACCATTCCCATCAAGTTATTATAGTCAGAAATAGCACTATTCGCCCGCTTCATTATCTCTTTATCCTCATAAATTCCTCCAAAAACTTCAGAACTATCTGCATAAACGTTCTGAATAATGTAGGAATATGATTGACTGTGGATTTTTTCAAAGAATTGCCAAGTCATCATACATGCTTCTAGCTCTGTATTTGTGACGTATTCTAGCAAAGTTGGAACGCCTCGACAGATAACACTATCAAGCATGGTCTGGTATTTGAGATTAGATGTAAAGATAAACTTTTCATTGTCAGTTAGGTTTTGGAAGTCACCCCTATCTTTTTTAAGCTCAATTTCTTCTGGCCTCCAGAAGTTCATCATCTGTTTGTTATCAAGTCCCTTGAAAACGGGATACTTAATAATGTCATACCTTTGAACTCCCAGATCCTTTCCTAAGAATAAAGGCTGACTCATTGGGTCTATGTTTTTTGTGTTAAAAATTGTTTTCATACTTCAAACCTCTATTATCAATGCTTTTTGTTTAGTGGCAACGTCTTCCCATCCCCATGTAAAAGATTTTACCTTTTCATGTGAGCGCAAAAAATCTTCCACACGTTCTAGGGAATAAACGTTAGTATAAAGTTCGTGTTCTGCAAAAAACTTTCTTTTGCCTCGCCCCGTCACTGGTGTGTAAAAAAACTTATGGACTACATATCTATTTGATATTCTTATCATTTCAGACAAAGCGTCTTCAAAACAGGGTAAATGCTCTAATACGTGTCTAGAATAGGCTAACTCAAATTGATTATCTCTAAAGTTAGTTTCCTCAATAATCCCAAGAGAAAAATTAATACCTTTTTGTTCATTTATGGATTGAAAGAAATCACAAGAATCAAGACCATAATAGGCTGTGTCTGGATTTTTTTCTTTCATCATATTATAAATTAGGCATGGGCCACAGCCAAGATCAACCATAGATCTTATCTTATGTTCGGACACAAAGTTTACACAAGTTTGGATATCTTCTGATTCTTCGCCACCTATCCATCCAATAAATGTTTCATACATCCCCTCTTTTGGTAGATGTTTTTTCCACCAAGTCTGTTCAAAAAATTTGCTCATATAGCACAAGCTCCTGATTCACATCCCATATCTTTCTCAGTATCACCATCACCATCCGGGGTATTGGCATAGTAAAAGTTTTTAAGTCCGTATTTATATCCATATATCAAATCTTTAATCAATATACTTAGAGGAATATTACCATCTTCATAATGATCGTAATTATAATATAGGTTGGTACTCATAGACATGTCAACAAATTTTTGAATAACCGCAGCCATATGAATCATGCCAACATTGTCTTGCATTTCCCAAGCCATCGTGTAATTATTTTTGCGCATGTGGTAATTTGGAACCAATTGTTTTAGAATACCGTTCTTTGCTTTTTTATGTATCAATAAACTTCTTACTGGCTCG